CAAGGGGACATTATTGTAGGTGGTGCCTCGGGCGCGGCAACTAAATTAGATGCGGGAACAGCTAAATATTTACTACAAGCGAACGGTGCAGCTTCCCCTTCTTGGGTGGATGATTTAGAAATTGCGACGATTACTCTGAGTGGCAATCTAACAATTGATACCGATGTTTTTAAAGTTGACACGACTAACAATTGGGTGGGTGTCGGGACGGCAACTCCTTTAACGGAGTTACATGTTGACGGGAGAGGTTTTTTCTCAGCAGCTGGTACATCACCGTCCAGTGGTTCGGGTGTTTTTATAAATTTAAATTCCGCAACTAACGGACGGGTGCAAGCTTATAATTTCACTGGAACATCTGCATTGGTTTTAGAATTAAATCCAGTAGGTGGTAATGTAGTTGTTAACGGGACTACAGCTAATGGTAATTTTTCAATTAATGATAGCGTGGGAACTGGTAACCCTTCCATGACATTTGATGACGTTGGGACGGAACGGTGGCGTGTCAGAAACAGATCCTCTGACGACCAATTCCAAATTCTCGATGAGGAAAATAACAACGGTGTCACTTTAGACCAGGATTCGGGGACATGGGGTTCGGTTTCAGATCGACGATTGAAAAAAGAAATTGTTGATCTTGATTATGGTTTAGACACTCTATTACAACTAAAACCTAGAAAATTTAAATTTAAAAGATCTAAAAGAAATAGAACTACTGTAGGATTTGTAGCTCAAGAAGTTAGAGCTGTAATAGCCGAAGCTGTTTCTGGGACTCCAGATTCTAGAAACGATGCAGATAGTTCTAATTTTTTGTCAATTATGGAAACTAAATTGATCCCAATTATTGTAAATGCTGTTAAAGAGTTAAACACAAGAACAATAAGCAATAACAATAGAATTACTAATCTTGAAAGCCGAGTACCAAGGAATTAAATATGTCTTATGTTCAAGTGCCAGTTCAACAAACTGAAGAAGTTGTTAAAAATGACGCATCCGTTGATTCTTTTGGTAGAAAAAGAACATCCGCACCCTTTACAATTTTTGATTCTAAACAATTAAGTGATCCTACAATTTTTTGGGACGACCAAGAGGTTAGCGGCTCCGGCACCACTTCTTCCCATAATGTAAATAAAGCATCCACAACTTTGTCAGTATCATCTACCACAGCTGGGAAACGTATCAGACAAACGTTTCAATCTATGAACTATCAACCCGGCAAATCGCAGCTTATAAAAATGACTTCTACCTTGACCAATGAATCTGGAATCATAGCAGGGTTGGGATATGGTGACGATAACAACGGAATATTTCTAACGAATGAAGATGGTATTAATTATATCATCCTAAGAAATAATGCTACGGGGACACCTGTGGAAACGAAAGTACCTCAAGCAAGTTGGAATAACGATACTATTTCTAATTTGGATGTAACAAAAGCAAATATTCTTGTTATAGATTTTGAATGGTTAGCAGTTGGTCAGGTTCGGGTCGGTTTTGATCTTGGTGGCATTGTTTATGCTCATATTTTTGATAATGCTAACCAAAATGATAATGTTTACATGTCTTCTCCTAATTTAGTTTTGCGCTACTGGATTGAAAATGATGGAACGGGAAGCGCTGCATCAATGCAGGCAATCTGTAGCTCTGTTTCATCCGAAGGTGGACAAGAGGATAATGGTTTAACTTACCGGGTTTCGAACGGTACAACCGTAGTCACTGCAACTACAGGCGGAACCTCGTATGCTTTACTGGGAATTCAGCAAAATATAGCTGTTCCGGGTGTTGTTTTGCGCCCATTGGTTACGCAAGTGCTTATAACATCGAATGGAGATTTTGAATGGGAGCTTCTTTTGAATCCCACAGTTGCAGGCACTTTTAATTACTCACAAGTTGCCGACGCTAATTTTGATTTAGCAGTCGGTGTTACAGCTAATACTGTAACTGGCGGCATTCCAGTGGACGGTGGTTATGGCACATCATCGGGGACAGGTGGTTCTGCATCAGGGACTACAGGCGGAATTTTAGCGGCTTCTCGTTGGTTGGGAAGAGCGATTGACGGTACGCTAGACACTTTAGTTCTTATTGTAAAGAGTTTTGGAGGTGGTGATACTTTCACTGGTTCAATTAATGTAAGGGAGTTGTCATAATGGATATGGATCTTAAAAAAAACGCTTTAAAAAACCTGTCAAAAAAATTATTTGATATGGAGATGGGTGATTATAAAGGTAGAAAAAAGAAAAAGAAAAAAGACGAACCTATGGCAGAGGTTGAAATAGAAGTTAAAAAAACTATGCCAATGGATAAATCAAAAAAGTCTGAACCGTCAGATGATTTTAAAAGTATGGTTAAAGATTATTTTGCTACCAAAAAATCACCTGAACCAGCCAGGAGTGTTGTATTAGGCAGCATGAAAAAAGCAGTTGATAAACCACGCAAAAGGCGCTCACGAAAGAAAAAATAAAAGGTTTAAAAATGGTTGTTACAACTGATGAATTATTAGCTGGTGTTAAACGCAGGGGAATCATTGCCAGTAACACAAGCCGATTAGACGATGATGATTTGCTTGCTTTGATTGACGGTGTAATCAAAACCACGGTTGTGCCATTTTTAGATTCTTGCAACGGTAATTTTTTTGTTAGAACTGATGTAATCCCTATAGTTGCAGGACAATCATCCTATGATATCCCATATAGAGCAGTCGGTAGATCTCTCCGTGATTTAAAAATGCAAAGCAGCACAGGAGACAATACATGGCGATGCCCCCAGATTGGGCTTGAAAATTCACACAGGGAATACGATGGTGGCGAATCATACCGGCATTATTTTCTGGGCGATCAATTTGTTTTAGTCCCTGATGTTAAATCTAACTATTCTTTAAGTGAAAATTTACTAATCAGTTATAAGATTATGCCTAATAAGCTAGTTAAGCTAAGTTTAGCTGCAAAGGTTTCTAGTGTATCAGATCCAAGTGTATCAGTTGAATCTGTTGGTGACATTATAACAGGTTCAACGGTGGATTTTATTGCAGGTAAAAGCGGTAATAGGATTTATTCTTTCGATGCTATAGTTACAAATGTTAGTGGAACTACTTTGACGTTTGGTTCTGATGTTATCCCTTCAGACTTATCATCTGGGGATTATATTTCTATAGCTCAAACTTCGCCAGTTGTAACAATGATACCCGATGAAGTTTCTCCATGGATTGAAATTTTATCGGTTAGAAAAGCATTACAAGCTTTAGGTGACACTGACGGAGCAAACGAGGTTATGCCTGACATTCAAATTGAGAAAGAAAACCTTAATAAAATATTGGAACCTAGAAATGAGGGCGAAACAATACCGATTATTAACAGAAATAGCTTAGTTCGTGGGCGCGTATTTGATCGAGCTAGATTCAGGTATGGGGGTAGTGTTTAATGTCTTATAGTTACCCTGAGATTAAACAGTTAAAGGGTCTGAGGTTACAAAGAAACTCTTTTACTACTCCTGACGGTGCCTTAGAGGTAGCCGAAAATGTGGTTATTGCTAGAGATAATATCTATACATCTAGGCGAGGTTTTCATCAATATTTTGATCCATCATCAGGTAATTTGAATAATCTTTTTAATTTTCAAAGTAAATTAATTTCTATTTATGAGAGCAAAGCCGCGTACTACGATGATTCTGGAATAGAGCCTAATGTTACAGGTAGTGAAAATATTATTTCAGGGGAAGTTATTTCTGTTACAAACAACAGGATTTCTAGAGATTTAAAAGCTAATTCAAATATATATTTTACAACTGACGACGGTGTTATTAAGCTTCCAGAAATCGGGAGCGATACATCAAAAACAGGCGCGCCGCAAGGGTTAGATGTGGGGGTCTCGTATGCCGTAGATGATTCAGCGGCATTTTTTACAGACCTTGAATCAGAACAAATTGTGGGCTACCGGGTTTTGTTTGGTTATCGTGATGAAAATGATAATTTAATTATAGGCGCACCTAGCCAAATAACAACTATTCAGAATATAGTAGTTGAAAACGCCACCGCTGCCTCAAGCGGTGCTGGTCCTTATACTATGACTATAACCTCTAGCGGACACGGTTTATATACAGGGCTGTATATGAATTTTTTTGGTAGCGTTGGGGGTGTTGCTGCAAATTGTGAAGGTGTTTTTCAAATTACAGTAGTAGACGCTGACACATTCACGTATTCAACTACTAATGACCCTGCCGCTGTTTCAGCTATTGATTATAGCTTTGCAGGTGGCACTCAATTAGAAATAACAATACCCAGTGAAATTGATTCGACTTCATTGGGGTGGTTTTATCAAGTTTACCGTTCCAGTCAGCAATCGGCAAATGTCGGCATATTTTCAGATTTTAAGCTTGTATCAGAGCATGAATTAACAAGCGCTGAAATCACGCTAGGCATTGCGTATTTTACAGATAACATCCCCGAGATCTTGTTAGGAGCTGAACTATATACAAACGAAAACAGCAGGGAGGGTGAGCTACAAGCGAACTTTAGGCCACCTCTTTGTGAAGATGTTACGTTTTTTAAAGGGCATGCTATTTATGCGAACACGACAAGTAGACAATTAATAGATTTGTCCGTTATCGACACCACAGTGGTTTCTGGCGGTGATTATGTTGAAATACGTGTTACAAATGATATACGTTTTGTGGCTCAAACTGGCGTTGGCAATCGAACGGTGTACGCAATGTGTGCCGATGATGGTGGTGGCAATCTTCAGATAGATTATATTGCACATGGTTTTGCTAATGGTGATTCTGTTTTCATTGCAAATATCCAGGGTGGATCATTAGCCGAGGGTACTTATTTTGTAATCAATCAATCAGCAAACGCGTTTGAGATAAGTTTGACAAAAGGAGGTGCTAATGTTGCGTATAATTCTGAAACAGATTGCCAAATCCAAGGGATTACAGCTAGTTCTGGCGATTATTCTATGTTTTATTTGTCAGAATCTAGTAGCGCGTCAGTTCGTTTAAGAGATACAGCTGAGAATTTATGCAGGGCAATAAACAGAAATGCGAGTTCGGAAATTTACGCGCAATATGTCTCGGGTATATCAGACATTCCTGGACAAATGCGCTTGCAAAGCAAAAGTTTTACTTCTCCAATTTATATTCGTGCTAATTCTTCTAGTGTCGGTCTTGGTTTTTCTCCTGCATTACCTAGTACGTTTTCCACTGTCTTTAGTACGAATGAAAGTCAACCGCATGTTTATTATGCTAGCAAAGAATCTGAACCGGAAGCGGTACCGCTTGTTAATTTTTTTCCTGTGGGTTCTAAAAATGCCGCTATATTAAGATGTGCTGCTTTACGTGACTCGCTTATTTTAATCAAACAAGATGGTGTTTGGAGGGTAACAGGAGATGGGCCTGACAATTTCACTGCTACTTTGTTAGATGGTACTGTTATTTGTGTTGCGTCAAATTCAGCTGATATCATAAATAATCAAGTAGCCTTTTTATCAAATCAAGGTGTGTGTTTTGTGACTGAATCTTCGGTTCAAATATTTTCAAGAGAAGGTATTGAAGATCCTCTTCAACCGATTTTAGGACAAGCTAATCTAGCTAACGTAACATCAGGGCAAGCTTATGAGTCTGAGCGCCTATATTTATTAACTACGTCTTTGCCTAATAATACCGATGCAAGTACAACATATGTATTTAATATTCTCACTCAAGAATGGTCTACGTGGGACAAGCTTTTCAGCGGTTCAGTTGTTGGGCCAGGTGATAAGCTTTATTTAATAAGCTTGGATAATGACATTAAAAGAGAACGAAAAAATCAGAATAGAACTGATTATTCAGACGAAAATTATTCAATAACCATAAATTCTTTAGATTCTGATACAAATACAATGGAATTTACTATTGTTGGCGTACTCCCTCAAAATGGAGATATGCTAATAAAAGATGATGTTATTACGCGAATTGATAGCAACCCGTCGCTAATAAGCGGGGACGACTACAGTTGCCAAATTACAGCAGTAAATAATTTAGAGGCTTCCGACGTAGTCGATCTGTACGCTCGTTTCTCAAGAAAAATGAAACTAGTACCATTCCACGCTGGTTTAGTCGGGCGGATGAAACTCTTTGCTCAAATGTCTGTACACCTCAGAGATAATGGAATGAGCAAGGCCACCGTAACTTACACCGGCGCTACCTATGGTGGAAGTGAAGTCGTTGAATGGGTTTCGGATTTAAACACCGCTGGCTGGGGGCTTTTTCCATGGGGTTTTGAGCCTTGGGGGCAAGAAACTGGGATTAATTTAACAACTGGGACACAGCCAGCACCTATTATGCGTTTATATGTGCCGAGCTTTCAAGCAAGGAATACATTTTTGCAACCTATAATTGAACATATTCAAGCGGGCGAGCCTACTAATATTCAAGCCTTCAGCTTTGCCGTTAGACCGTACAGAGAAAGGGTTAGCCGATGAAAAATAAAGGTAAAGATGAATTTTGGCTTGAAAAAGACGCACCAGAAGTTATCGACGAATTAACAACTTTTCACGATAATTGGTGGGCATGGGATACTACACCTTTTAAACAAGCGTGGATTCGTAACTACTTAGCATATTACAGTCCAGCAATTATGCCTCAATCTTGGGACACTTCCCTGATATTCGAGGGCATGCAAGGCGAGTTAACTAGATTCTACACTCCAAAGTCTAGGACTTTGATTAGACAATTAACGTCAATCGTAACTAAACAACGTTTAGAGTTTAAAGCATCCGCCGAGACCGTGAACGGTGATGTTTTAAATGAAATTAAACTTGCAAATGCCGTTTGCGATCAGTTGACCAGTACGCAAAGGTTGGACAATAAAGCGGATCAACTATGTGAAGGTGCTTTAGTTTGCGGGCAATGGTTCACTAAAACGACTTGGCGCACAGATATTGGGGAATCTAGAATTAGAGACTCAAAAGGAAAAATAATACGGTCGGGTGGAGTTGAAATAGATGTGTTGAGTCCATTTAACGTATTTTATAACATTTTATGCCCATGGGATCGTTTAAATTGGGCTGAATGTCAGGTCAAACGTAATAAATGGGATCTTATAGCGGACCATCCAGATTTGCGCGACGAGATCCTTAATATTCCAACTGTTCAAGAAAATAGATATCCAGACACATGGTTCAAAGCAAACTCTATTTTTGATGAGGATTTGGTAAATGTATACGAATTCTATCACAGGCCGACTCCAAGTTTGCCAGAGGGGAGGATGATCGTTTACGGTTCCCGCGATGCTGTTTTATACGACGGGAAAAATCCTTATGGATGTATTCCAATTGAATCAAATATCCCAGAAGTCATTCTTGATACAGGGATTGGATATCCTAAATTAACTGACCTAATGGGCGCTCAAGAAATGTTTGATAACAATTTGAGCGCAATCGCAACTAACCATGGCCAGTTTGCCGTCCAAAGTGTTACCATTCCCAGAGGTTCCGATATAAATGTAAATCAACTTGATGGGATGAAGTTTATCTCTTTCACTCCTCAAGATGCGCCTGGAGGGGGCAAGCCAGAGGCATTAAATCTTACTCAAACACCGGCTGAGGTTTTCAAATTTACCGACAAACTCGAAAACTTGATGCAAGATTTATCTATGTTGAATGGGGCTATGACCGGAAACCTCCCTCCTGGTATTTCATCCGGTACAGCTATTGCTACACTTTCAGCAAACAGTATTGAATTTATTACTAGTATTTCTAAAGCTCAAAATTTATGTCTCGAAAAGACCATGATGCATGCAGTAAATGCTTACCAAAAATTTGGAGCTGTACCGCAAAAAGTGATGATTAGCCAAAAAGGCGGGCAGTCAATCACTCGGGAATTCACTGGTGATGAATTAAAAAACGTTTCAGCTATTAAGCTAGAGATGATTAACCCGTTGCTAAAAACATTTGCAGGTCGTTTAGAAGTCGCTGAAAAGCTTTTAACTGTACCTAAAGAAGTTTGGCCTGACTACGTAAGCGTTTTAGAAGGGCGTCCATTGTCCAATGTATATCGTGGTGAGTTGGATCAAATGGACTTGATCGTGCAAGAAAATGAATTCATGGAGAAAGGCGAAAAGCCTTTGGTTATGATTACCGACGATCATGCTTTACATATCAAAAGACATGCGGACATGCTTTCGGATGTTGGAAACCGATTACATAATCAAAAAGCTGTGCAAGCTATAACTGAACATATTATGGAGCATTATCAATTAGCGAAATCAGAAGACCCGGGCCTACGTGCGCTTGTTTCAACTGGTAGAATCCCAGAGGGGGGGCTTAATCCGCAGCCCCCTGCTATGGCTCCCACCGGACAATCACAACCTATCGATCAACCACAAAGGCAGTCACCAGATGAACCTTCACAGATACAAAATGTTGAGGGCGATGTAGCACAACCAGCAGCAGATTTATTGGGGAGGGGTTAAGTAATGGCTTACGCTTTTAAAAAAATAGATGAAATGGTTCAAGGTAACGAGGGTGATGTTTTTGGTGGTGATGCTCCAGCTATGAACTCTCAATCTCCAGTACAACCAGCACAAGTTGTGCAGACAAAAACAAGTACTGAGGGTGAGTTAGGAGAACCTACAGCGGTTGAGGGGTCAGGACGTGGGGTTAGCAATCGGTCTCCTCAAGAACGAACGCGATTAATTCAACAAAATATAGGCAAGACTCAAGCTCCAATCAAAGGGGTTGCGGATGTTCAGCAGAAAATAGCAACAAATCAGAGGTCGCTTCAAAGTGAGGCAGACAGATATCAACAAGGTTATAAAAAAAATTATAACTATGATGTAAGTAATGATTCATTACGTAAAGCTATCCAAGGTGACGAGGAATCGTTTTCTAAAAGTAAAAATCTTTTGAACAAAACCCAAGCTGATGCAGCGCCTACTTTTGGTGATGTTAATAAATATCAATCAAATAGTGATGTAAACCTACTAACTACTGACGCTGGTATTCAGGAGTTAGCCGGTAGGGGTCAAGGGCCACGTTACACGCAAGGTATGGGCGCTCTAGATGCGATGCTCTTAAAAAAAGATCCAAGATTTAATAGATTAGTTAGTCAAATTAAAGGTCAAAATGAATCTTTAAATGAAGCGTTGGGTACGACTCCAGACAGATTGGAGGCGGAGGCTAATCAATATGGTCAACGTCAGCTTTCTGACGCTCAAACCCAGGCGGAACGATATCTTCAAAATTATCAAGATTCTTTAGAATCTTCGAATGTTCGTGAGGCTGAACAATATAATCAATACCTAAAAGATTTAGACCAAGCAAAAGTTGTTAACGAAACTGATAAAGCGGCTCGAGAACAAGTGAGTGAAGAGCTTTCTGCTATTTACGGAGATAGAATTGCGGATCAGATAGCTGGTGTAAATGTCGATCCCCGAGATTTTATAAATTTTGATCGTGGTGGTTATGGGTATAAAGATTTTTTAAATGAATCCGAGGCTTCACAATTTAACCGTCTGGGTAGTTTACTCGGCAGTGGTCAACTTTATGACGTGGGAACTTTAAGACCTAAATACACGGCAGACAGCACCGGGCTTTATAACGCGATCAGTGGCAAAGCTATAGACGCCCGAAACGCCGCGGACATAGCCGGTCAAAGTAGAATAGATCAAATTTTATCAGATGCTAACCTACTAGCTGACGAAACGGATGAACGCAGGTTAGGGCTAATGGATCGGTATGGTCAAGATTTAACAAATACAGCTCAACAAATTGCCTTAGAAAACCCAAATCTAGGTCAATACTATGACCCTGAAATGTTAGCCGGTTATTCTAGACCTGAGCAGTTTGCCGACTTAACGGGTGCTGATGTTTTAGGCGCTGGGCAAGTTTCAGAGCTGAATAAACTTTCTCAGGATTTGGGATTGCAGAACAGATACCAAGTTGGCGGTTCCGCTGATATTAGCGACCCAACCCAACTTCTAAACGAGCAAGATTTCAGGACATGGTTAACAGGGGAATTAAAAAATAGACAAAACGTATTAGCTAATCAAGGTGTATCCGAAACCGTAGACGGTCCCCTACTTTCACCTGGAATTACAGGATTTGAAAACCCAAACACCGCAAATATTAACCCGTTCATGGGTGGTGCAATAATAGCTAGTGATCCACTGGGTGTTAAACAAAAGCCGGATATTATAGCTAATGATAGAATTTTAAACCCTGCCCGAGCTGGCACATTTGCTATTTAGGAGATAAAATATGGATCCGTTGACAGTTACAGTTTTAGCTAGTTCGGTCTTAAGCGGTATCGTGCAATACTATAATGCTGAGAAAGCTAGAAAAGCTAGTAAAGACCGTTTAAATGAAATCGAGCGGTTATTCAATGAAATAAAACCACCTGACTATGATGTATCTATTATCGACCCCCCCGAGATGCATACAGAAGCTTTGAAGAGACCGGAGTTTTCGGGTGCAATGTCAGCTCCTAAGTGGAATCTTCAAAAACTTGATTTAAAAGATCTTGAAAAAGTTCAAGATTTCGTCCCACAAATTGCTCCAATGATTGAGGAGGCAAAACCTCAGTTAATCCAAATGAACCGAGAAATGCAGGAGGGACGCGATGCCCAAAAAACAGCATTACGTAGATTTATGGAAGTTGGGCAAGGGGACTATGACCCGGAATACCAACAAAGAGTTCAGAATGCCAAGAGACAAGCTCAGGCACAAGCTCAAAGCCGCACTGATTCGATTTTACAAGACTATGAAAGGCGAGGTGTAAGTGGCTCAGGTCTAGAACTAGCTGCCCAAATGCAAGGTTCAGCAGATGCCATGGATCGCAACGCCATGTTAGGTTTGGACGCTGAAACACAAGCCTACAAAAATCAATTGAATGCATTGGCTCAAGGCGCGCAATTGGGTGGGCAAATCCAAAACCAAGAAATGGCGCTTCAAGGCAACAATGCCGATATTATTAACGCATTCAATCAAAGAATGACGAAACGATTCCAGGATTGGGAGCAAATGAGAGCTGACGCATTAAATCAAGCTGATTTAATGAATATCCAAGAAGCTCAGCGTATAGCTGATTTTAATACTAAACAAGGGAATCAATCATCTATTTCAGACAGAAGCAGAATGGACGACCTTGCCCGTTATAATACTGAATTTTCTAGAAATGAGCGGGACAGAATGGACGATGTTGGTAAATGGAATTATGGGCAAGATTTAGCAGATCGTGATTATATCGATAATAGAGAAATTTTACGCAAACAATGGCAACAAGGCAACATTGACCAAAAAAACAAAACCCTGGACAGGGATTTTGAAAACAGAATGGCAGTTTTGAAGGGTAAAGCTGGAATTGCAGACCAACGGACTCAAGCAGATTTTAGCCGGGTTGCGGATCAAAACCAAGCTATTCAGGGGGTTGGTGATTTTGGAGGCAAGGTTTTAATGTCAAATAATCTAAGTAAATCTAGACCGCAGAATACAACTAATGTTGTCATGCAAACTCCAACGGGTGGGGCCACTCCTAAAAAATCATATTATGACGCTGATAGCTATAATTGGGGTTCTCCAACTACATTTAATACAGGGTGGGCATAATGCAAAATAACTATGGTTTAGATTCAAATGTATTAGATTATTTAATTAAGAAAAGACAACCTCAACCAACTGGATTATCAGAGAATCAATTAGTTGCTGGTCTGTCTGATTTATCTAGTTCACTAGGAACAATCGGTGGGCAAAGAGCCGTCACTGGAAATATGCAAAAACTAGCTGATTCTTTCGATGCAAAGCAAATGGAACGGGGACAATCTGAAGATCAAAAAAAACTCGCTATTGCTCAATTATTAGACCGTAAAGCGCAATTAGGGCAAAAACGCGATCAAATGATAGCAGATCGTGGTGAAGAGAGGTCTTATAAAGAAAGTGTTTTTGATAAAAATCAGGAATCTAAACTAGATCTATTGGATAGACAGAATCAACTAGCTAAAGAAAGAGCAAATCAAAAGAGAGATGCTGATCTTGAACATTTCAAAACTAAACAAGATTACATAACTAAAAATCAAAATTTAAAAACTAATGAAAAAAACCAAAGTAAATTCGTCCCCGGTGTGGGTATGGCATTTACTGAATCTGATGCTAAAAAATTAAAATCGGCTTCGATTCAAAAGGATAAATTTAACCGTCAGTTAGATGAAATGATAGCGATTAGACTTAAAAATGATGGTGGTACTTTTAACCAGATCGATGTTGCCAGAGGACGACAATTATCTAAGGATTTGCTGTTAACTTACAAAAACATTGCTAAATTAGGTGTTTTATCGGCAGCTGATGAAAAAATTATTAATGCTATTATCGCAGCTGATCCCACTGAATACGTTTTAAATCCATTGGCAATTGGTACCGATCCTATTTTGAATAATATGTACCAACTTAGACGAAATGTGGATGATGAATATTATTCAAATATTGACATGCGGCTAAAAGAAGCTAGTCCAGAATTTGAGCGCGAGCCTTTACCGGGTCGGGAATATTATGAAAAATTAAATGAAAGTTTAGCTAATGTTAATTTAGAAGAAGAAAACCCTCAAGATGCGCTAGCGAATGATAGCGTAGAAGATGAGAAGCGTTTTTCTTGGGAGGTTGATTGATGGATACATTTTTAGTTAAAAACAAAGACGGACGAACTGCAAAAGTAGCTTGGGATAATGTCTATGCAGCTGAAAAGGATGGTTATTATCCCGTAGTTAAAAAGGGCAATAAAGAAGCTAGAGTAAAAGTTGATAATCTAGCAAAGGCTAGAATGGATGGTTTTGAAGCACTATCTCATAAACCTATAAAAGAGCTGCCTTACACAAAAGCCGAATCTATGGGCCGGGGTGGTTTACAAGGTGGTAGTTTGGGATTCGCTGACGAGGGAGCGGGTGTTTTCTGGGGTGTGGGAGATGTTCTGACAGGTAAAGCATCGCCTAAAGATATTGTTGATAGATATTACTTTCATAGAAACAAAAGCCGAGAAAAAAATGTTCAAGCTCAAGCCGACAACCCAGGCTCATATCTTGGGGGTGAGCTAGCCGGTGGTGTTGGTTCTGCTTTTGTTCCAGGGTTAGGGGTTTTAAATGCTGCTAAAGGTGCGCGTCTTGCTCAAGTCGCTGGTAGAGGTGCATTGTCAGGTGGATTATATGGCGCTGGTCAAGCTAAAGAATTAGAGAATGTCCCGGGGGAGATAGCCACTCAGGCAGCCATCGGTGGTGTTTCAGGGCCAGCCTTTCAAAAACTAGGTGAGACTGTAGTTAAGGGAGCTAAAGCAGTACCTGGCGCATTAAAAAAAGAAGCTGAAGAGAGAGCGGTTAAGGCTGTTACAGGGCAAAATATAAAAGCTATAAGAGATATGGCAAAAACTACTCATGCTAGTGCAGGAGATGTTTCAAAGTTTGAAAAAAATATCGGTCGGGTTGGTCGTGAGCTTTTAGAAGAGACCACGCCGGAGGGTAAGCCTGTTATTGGAGCATTTGATAATGTTGAAGGCATTGCTCCAAAATTAGCTGAAGCTCGAAAAGGTTATGGGGAAAAGATAGGGGAAGTTAGCAAAACTATCGATGCATTTTTCCCTAATGGAGCGGTTAAAGGCCAAAAAATAGCGAGTGAACTTAGAGAATATGCAAATAAAATCCCGCCTATTGATACTGGAGTGGGGCTTAGGAAAAGAATAAATACTATTGCAAATCAAATGGATTCTGTCGGTGATTTAACTTTCAAAGACGCTAATCTTTTTAAGAATCAATTTAAATTCAAAGCCACCGACCAAGATTTGGTAATGGGAAATAAGGATGTAACTAATAAAATAAGATCTATCATCGGAAACGAGATGGACAATACAGCTAATGATTTATCAAAAAAATTAGGTCAGTTTAAAGAAGCGCCTATTAAGTCAGTAAATCAAAATCCATCAGTTAGAGATCCATTTGAAATCGGTGCCGATGATTATCAGAAAATTCAAACTTTAAAAAGCACCTTAGACAAATACAAACACTTTAAAGATAAATACGGCACTTTTAAGGGTGCTACAGATGCAGCCACTGATCGAGTACAAAAAAATCTAAGCAATCGGTTTATTTCTCCAAGTGATTATGGTGCAGGAGCCGCAGTAAGCGCCGGAGGTTTAGCGGCGACGGGTGACCCTACAATGCTTTTGTTTGGTTTAGCGGCTAGTGGAGCTAACAAATTAGCAAGAGAGCGCGGTAGCGCAGGAGCTGCCAGGGTATTAATAAAGCTGTCAGAGCTGGCAAAAAATCCCTCGTTTTCTAACAAATATACACAATATTTTGCTAAACAAGCGGAAGGTGGGCCAGGTGCATTAATGGCCACGCATGCAATGTTGACACAAACAGATCCAGTTTATAGAAAATATTTTGAAGGAAATTAAAGCATGGTAATCTCTCAACCAATAAAAAACGTTGATTCATCGTCAAACTTAACGACAGCACCGCAGGAAGTGGGCGATAATATTAATTGTTCAGTTCAATCGACATTTTCTGGGACAGATGTTGCGGGATCTCTTTTGATTGAGGGTAGCAACCTAGAAGACCCTGACTCATTCGTCGCGATTTCAGGAGCGACGGACACAGTAGCGTCAAGCGATCCGTCGCTAGTTAACATCACAAACGCGGGCTATAGATATATCCGACTGGCTTGGACGTACACCTCTGGTACTGGTAATATAACAATAACATTTGTTTCAAAAGGTCGCCTTCACGCGACCAGGTAGCAGATATATGCCAGGTTTTCATTTCGATTTTGGGCAAATAGTAGGGTCGCTTAGTAGCGGCGCAGCCGTTGTTCTACTCGCTAAGCTGCACTTGCAAAAAGCTTTGAAAGATCTTGAAAACGTTGTTAATGAAGTTAATGAAGTGCATAAAAATTTAGCAACTATTGCTGTGAAATTAGAAAATCTCAAAAAAGTTGAAAACATGCTTCAAGCACATGAGAAAAAAATAGCGGTAATTGAATCTTTTTGTGCTTTAAAAAATAAAAACTAACGGAGAAAAGTTATGCCAATTCCAGATCAAATTGTTGAAAGTGTTGCAATTGATAATGTTAAAAGTGTCGCAGGTGGAAGCGCGTTTTATTCAAATTTAAATATGGCGAATAGTGTATACATGCAGCAATTAAGCCAACAAGAATCATTAGCCGCAGCTAGAGCGATGGAGGTTGCTAGGCTAAATGCAGTTCACGGTGGCTCAAAATACACATATGAACTTGGATTAGATGAAGCTCGGGCCGGTCAAAAGCTAGCTAGTGGTGACGAGACCGCTCAGCAAGCTCAAGCAATTCTAGGCGCTCTAAATGCAGCTGGTCAGGGAGTTAAAAGCATGGGTATTACGCCACCACCTACTGCTAGTTCTACCGTTTGATGAGTTTAATCATGACAAAAACAAGAGAAGCTCTAGCAGATGAGGCGGCTCAGCGTAGCGTGCTACGCAAAGCTCGTGCTAATGCATGTTTAGAATTAATGAAATATGTACATGAGCTAATTGAGCCGATAGAAAAACTCCATGGTGTTTGTGACGTAATAGCCGACCAACATGGGACTCCAAAAGACGAGCTATGGAAGTGGGCAGTGAAGCAGCTATCTGAATAATCAGCTAGATAAAAACTGGTATTGTGTTACTAGTTTTTAGTTGGTTGGATCGTCAGGAGCGCCTTTCTTAGCGCATCATCTTAATTTTTGCTTTCACAAAATAAAACGTACAATCCAAAAATATTATTAATTTTCATATAGGAATTTTTATGAAAAATTTATTTATTTTGATTTTGTTTATTGTTTCATATTTAGGTTTAGCCAATCCCATTCAGGTTACAGGACGGATCGATAAAATAATTATTGATAACATCCATGGCGGCGAGGAAATAGAATATTTTTTAGTGGATGGGCCAAAAGAATACAAGCTTAAAATTACAAATAGGCAGGTGTTAAAAGACGTAAATGGGGCAGCTGTAGGCACAGTAAAGGGGAATCTTGATAACAATGAAATTACCGTCACTTATTTTGATTTATTAGAAAAAGCTTTAATCGCCGAAGCTAGAGGAGGCAGGATCCTGCATGTTATAGCGGATTTTAACGATGGAAACAAAGCTTCAGATACTGTAACTAAACAAGATTTATATAAGATGTTCTATGGGAATCAGCCTAGTTCATTTGTGAATTTTATTAAGCGAGCCAGCTATGGAAAAATAAAATTTGAAAACAATGGAATGGTTGATTTTAAAGGGCCGATAAAACTGCCGTTTCCAAGGACATGTAATTTCTATGGGATCCATCGAGCAGCTGATAAAATTTTAGTTGAGCAAGGTGTCGACCTCTCAAAGTATGACCATAGGGCGTATGTTGTTGACTCTGCATGTGGTTGGGCCGGTGTCGCTACCATTGGCGGAAAAGTATCTATCTATAAAGATAATTATTCAAAGTCTTCATATTTATATGCACATGAATTAGGTCATAATTTTGGATTGGGCCACAACAACCTTCCAGGCCGTACTTACGGTGACCATAGCGGTGTTATGGGTTCGCCTTGGCGTTTAATTGGCTACAACGCGCCGCATGTTTGGCATATGGGCTGGTTAAATGAAATCACCGAAGCGGTAGTCGAAGTTAGTCATGGAAAGTATGAATTGAAGCCACTTGGCAAAGAATGGAAAAAGGGAGACATTCCACAGGTTCTAAAAATAAAAGATGAAAGTAAAGACGCGGGAAATTACTATATTACTCTTTCATATCGTCAAAAATTTGAAGGCAGTTTGGAAAAAGAATTTGGGATGAAAGATGAATATATAGGTTTAAATGTTCATGATTTGACCACCTCGCCTCGATTGCAAAAAGTTTTAAAAACACCTGGGCAGTCTTTTAAATTTGAAAAAGTTACGGTTAAATTAGTGTCAATGTCTTCTGATAAAATAGTAGTGGATATTAGCAGTGACGACGAACCGCCGAAACCTGAGTGCAACGGTGACAAACTACAGCTAGACTGGCAAGATCGCTATGCGATTCTAAGAAAAGAGGGGTCTATTGACTATTTAAAAGGCACTATAAGAAACTTAGAAAAAAATTGTACTATGTCAGTTTCTTTAAAGAATCGTAAAATAAAATATTTTAAACAAGAAATCGCACCTGCAAATTTCCAGCTGGATGGTGGCTCAGCAAAAGCGTTTAAAATCAAAGCTACTTATACACAAAATAGGGGCGGCAAGCGTTTTAGAATGAGATTGCTAGTGAATGAAAAAAAATTAGGGAAAAAATACACTATTAGAGTAAAATAAAAAAGATTCTTATCTTCCTAGTTCATGATGGATTGTTCTTCTTTAGGTTAATCTTCTTGGTAGATCCGCGCATCAAATGAGGTGGGCGGATTTTTTAATAAAAACTATCGTAAGTTTTAAAAACATCATCTACATATTTTTGATTTTTATATTTACCATCGGCGGTCTTGCGCGGATATCCAGCATTATACGCAGCCACTGCATTTTCTATGGTTTGGTATTTATTTAACATCTCCGCTAATTTTTCGCTTCCCAATTCTACATTAGTATAGGGATCACAAGTCAAATGTAATTCGCGCTCATATTTTTGCTCCCTAGCGCAAGTTCCCATGATTTGCATTAAACCCCATGAGCAGGACTGCATAACCCTTTCTGTATCTTGAGTTATCTGTAATTTCCGGGCGAAATCTTTAACTTGAAATGGATACGCCCATCGTGGCTCAAATCTTACAGCATTTACGTAATATGAGCTTTCGACTTCAATAATAGCATGTAGAACGCGCGGATTTATTTTAGTTTTCTCACCAAAAATGCTCGTTATTTTTATAACATCCGTTTCGGATATTTTTTTATTCATTATTTACCTTTGCAGCTCAAAAAATTGTTTTCAATTGTGCAAACCTCTTTCAAGTTTTCACAACGGATTATATCAATATTTGTTTTTAAAGTAACGTATCTGCAAAGTGTGAATGGCTCTTTGTTTGTTTTTTGGTATTGGTAGTAGTTGAAAATGTTTATGAAAAAACTTATTAATGAAATTATAAAAGCTATTTGTGATAAATAATAATATTTCATGGTTTTTTACTTTTAAAATATTCGACTTGTTTTAGCCTGAATTCTGCATCCTCTTTCTTTTTATAAGGGCCGCCTAAGTTTTTTCCGCTTTCGGATTTTACAAAGTACCCACCTTTACCCTTCACTATCATTTTGTTTTTCCTTTTTGATTAAGATTGAACCATAGGGAGTGATGAAATCAAAACTAGATATTTCATCTATATTCATATCCTGCTTGATTTCTATATGTTTATTAATCAATTGCACTTGCAACATATGCGCAAAAGCTTGTTCTTTAAAGGTAATCGAAACTAGTTGGTTTTCGCCGAAACGTTTTGCTAATTCTAAAGCTGTATTATGTAGATAAGCACAGTCATTTTCGAACTGGTTTTCAAATCCCATCATTTTTAAACTCATTTTTAGGTAAGAGTCCAAATTGACGAAATAGATCATCGCCATAACTCCCTGTTACTTCCCAAAGGTCCACCGCAAAACATATCTCATTAAAAACTGTTCTTAGTTTTTTTTTGTTTTCTACATCTCCTTTACGATAAAGGTCTATTAAATTATTGTAAAAACTGTCTGTGTTTTCGTATTGCCACCAATAGACCTCGGTGATTCCTTTTTTAATTTTTTCATTGGCTTTAAGTATTTTAGAATTGTAAACATCACACACTTCTTCTTTTGTTGAAAATTCCTTAGTCTCCACTAGGTTCCTCTATATCTCTGTATTTTTGTTTAAAACTAGCTATATTTTCATTGTTTTCTGAAAAACTTTTATACAAGCCTCTAAGAGTCGTGATGTCTTTTTTATCCCACAATTCAGAATTCTTTTTGTCTAACAGATTTCGCGTAACAGCAATATATTTTTCTAATTCATCGGGGGTTATACCAAATTGGGAAAATTTAGCTTGAATATCGTAGTGAGAACCGTTAGTATTTTGAGCTAAAGACCCATCATCGTCATCTTCGGAGCTAATATTTAAAAACGCACTCAAAGAATACCTGCGCGCATAGGTTATTGCACTACCGATAGATTGTGGTTTGCGGTCTTTCAATGGAAAAAATAACTCGCTTTGAATCCATTCACCGCTTTGATGCATCAATATCGTTGAAATCGAAATACCGTCAGGGGTATTTTCTGGCATTTGAACGATCGAAAGACCATTTTCACTCAAAGATTTTTTACTAACATTAATAACATCCGCAAGGCTTGCGTAACTATATGATGTTTGTTGGAATTTAACTTTATGTTTTTTGCTAGGATGGCTTATAGTACCTTGTACTTTCGCTAAAGCTTTACTTAATTCTCCTATTTTTTCGCTCATTTTCATTTTTTATAATTTCCTTATTAGTAAAGTTTATCTGTAAATTCTGGCAAATCGATGTACTCCGGGTATTCATTGCTAATGTTTGATAACCCCCACCAATCTTTCGTTGTTGAGCATTCTTGATATTGCTCGACCGCAGTCATGAAATCCGAGTGCGCGCGCCTTAATAATTCTTTTGAAGCTTCTTTCGCCACGATATGCACGGCGGGTGTGGCTGTGGAGATGAAGATCCAGCCCCATCTATTTACATCGATCCCATTTTCGATAAAAACTTGCATTTGATGCGCGGCTTGAAAATGATACCTATGCTTATAGATCAACTTTGATAATGAATTATAGCTCATATCTTCACGCGTTGTTTTTATGTCCCAAATAATACCATTTTCTCTGTCGAGTAAATCGCAGCGTGCCTTCAAAGGTATCCCTTCAAAATCACACCATGCAGTTACTTCAATCTCAGATTTATCAATTAAATTAGTAAACCATTCATTGCTTTTGAAAGCTTTGATAAATCTTAAAGTGTGTTTATAATCTTCAAATTTTATGGGAATTTTACCTGCTTCTTTTGCTTCTTTTTTAAAAGCATCCCACTTAGGTTTCCCCGCGTCTGTTTTTGTCCGATCTCCCCAGTCCTCTTTTTGAAACATGTAATTTTTATCAATTAAGTGAGGCTCCCCAGCTACCATGTGCCATAAGCTGCCTTTTTTTTGAGCGGGCGATTCTTGATTGCTTGATTCTAAAGACGCTTTAAAATCAGCTGGAGATTGAAGTATTTTTCTAAACGTAGTGCTACCAAATTCTGACATTTCCAAATAATCTGACATGCTCATATCATAACTAATCATTTTCAACTACCTTCACAAGTTGAACAATTGCTGTAGCCTCTTCGAAATACGTTAAATTTAAGCATTCAACGTGAATTTGAATAGCTGGAATGTTTCCATTCTCTTCCTTACCAGCGATACCTATCAATGTTACTGGGCTTTTTTTACCCGAACCGCAGATTATGCACTTCCACTCGTTAATCGGGTTTGGTTCTTGAAAAATCTTCATCTGTTTCCTCTTCTTTTTCTTCTTCAAGAGCTGTGTGCAGCTCTTCAATAAATTTTGCAACGCCATTAATGGCTATTTGATAATCTGCTAAAATGTTGAATAACCAACCTGCTAGCGAATATTGCGAATCTCTAGCAAATTCTTTTCTTTTTGATTTAGCGATTGAATCCGAGTCGTTTTTGCAGGCTTCGGTGTAAGCATGCAATGACTCTATTAAATCGTTTACAATAAGATTTTTTTCTTCTCTGAATTCATCTTCATTCTCGTTGCGTTCCATTTTATTTTTCCTTTTTAAATCTTTGCAAGCTGTACAATTTCTTTATGTTTTTTTAAATAGCTCAACATAAAACCTTCAACTAATTCTCTGGAACTTTTTTTCTGTAAAACCGTTAATATTTTGAATCTTTCATATATTTTTCTATCAACTGCTATAGTTATTCTTTTCATCTATTCTCTTTCATCCTCTTATTGTATAAGGTACTATGCATATGAATATATACTAACATAAGGGTATACGCAAATGATAATGTATCATCTAGATACAAAAAACCTCGGCAAAGGGGCATACTACTCAAAAGATTGGTTGGGCAAATATTGCCCCAGCGTCGGAGAATTGGAAAAACTTATTCTCAAATACGCATATAGTCCGTGTATGTGGGCCGGTGGCGAACGTAAAAAGGTAAATTTCCGGCATGCGGAATGGATCGCCTTAGATTTTGATGCAGGGCCGAGCTTAAAAGCTATTTCGAAGGTGTTTAAGGAGTATGTGCATATAGTCGCAACAACTAAAAGTCATCAAGTGAAAAAGGAAAACGGCAGCATCGGCGACAGATTTAGGGTGATTCTAAAATTATCGGAAGCCATTTACCATGGGCCTACTTACGAAAACACCGTTACACATTACATCGAAAAATACGGTGCAGATGCGGCTTGTAAAGATAGTTCAAGATTTTTTTGGCCTAGTGTCAAAATTATACAATCTGCCTATTTTGGACAAGTTATTGAGCCGCTTGTACCGAAAAGGAAATCTCGCAAATACAATGATTGGCTCAAAAAAAATGCTGCACATTATAAAAAAAATGGAGTTCTTCCCGCTAACGTGGCTTTATATTTGGAACGTGGGTCAAATTTAGGTAGAAATAAAACTTCCTACTGTATAGCAAAAGACCTAGCAAAGCTCGGCTACACGGTGGAACAGACTGTTTATTTGATAATGAGTTCAGCTATTCCTAATTGCGGCGATCATGTTTTTACTGAGACAGAATGTAAGCGAGCAGTTGTTAGCGCTTTTGGGGAAAAATAGAAGCCTTGCAACATTGGAAGCTGACCCGAAAGTTGCAAGGCCAAGCACTTCAGCTATCAACGACCAAAATTCATAGCTTGGAACTAAGGAACTAAGGAAGTTAATAAAAACTCGAATAAGGAAACTTGATGAAAAAAAACATAACAACAACAAGGGAACCTCATGAGCGATAAAGATAATAAGCCGAAAATAGTAAAAATGGAAGATGCAAAGGCCAAAAAACCGGCTAAAAATCAACCAAAAGACAAAACCGCCGAGAATAACAAGAAAAAATACACAAAAGGAATTGTTGATGAGATTCTATTTCAGTATTTCGATAAACAAAAACGCCTGCATTTTCTAAATAGAGGCTTCCCGATCCCCGATTTTGGCTTGTGGTTCTACCGAGAATCCCACAATTCAGCTAGTCGATGTGTGCGGATTAACAAGAACGGTGTAGCAGTAGAATTTAACCGTGAACAAGTACACGATTTGATTGCAAGTCATTTAGCTTTAATGGCTGTCCCAGGCGATCCTTTGAGTATTTACTGTGTGGATTTTCCCAGAATAAGCAATTTAGTTAAGCGGTTGTTTATATCGGGTAGGCGCTTAAAAACGTGGCCAAAACCCATAGCCTTTGCAAGTGATAAAAGCCCTAGCTTTGAACAGTTCAGTTTCGATCCATTAGCCCGACCACCTTTTAAATTCCCATTTATAACCAATACCCTAAAAAATATAACCAACGCTCAATCACTTTGTATTCGAATTGGTTCGTTTTATGACATTACGGCCAGCCGAAAACAAGCATTCTGGATATATGGCGATGGGGACGGTGGAAAAACAACGCTTTTTAAATTGCTGGAAATGTTAGTAGGTGAAAGGGCCGTAGCCCCATTTGATGATACATTAAGCCGTGATGCGTTTGGCTTGCAGTCGCTAGTGGATAAAAGGCTTTGGATCGGTGAGGAAATTGATCCTAAGTTCATTCGATCGACGTTTTTTAAGCGGATTACTGGCGGCGCTAGCATATCTATTAACCCTAAGGGGCAAGCTAGGTACAACGCTAACCTAAGCGGTTTCATGTTCTTTAACTCCAACGATGCCCCTACATTGCCGAGGGATACAGGGTTATTGAATCGAATTATAGTTTGTAAATGCCAGACGATCCCAAAGAGCCAACGCCTGAAGACTCATGAAGTGCTAGAACGCTTCAAGAGTGAGTTGCCAGCGTTTATAGGGTATTGCATCGACCTGTATAATCGCCAACCAAATAAAAGCTACATAGAAGCTTCTACAGAGGAACTCGATGAGGCAGTAAGCAATTTTGAAAACGCTTATGAATATATTTTTGATGTTTTGTTCAAAGAAGATCCATCGAAGATTAATAGAACTGGTATTCCATCAAAGGAATTTGAGCATAAGTTTAGGGACTATTTAAGTAATAATTCAGCTTATCTTAAAACTTGCACGCTTCCAGAGTTTAGGAAGTACGTTAAAAGCAGGCTCAAGCTCCAAAGTTTGACTAAGTTAATCAAAGTAAAGGGCCAAGTGTATAGGGTGATTCCAGGGGTAGGGACTCGTAAAAAGTAGGGATCTACTGTTACCTTTGCATCTACTGTTACCTCAAGTGTTACCTTTTCCTTAATGATTATAGTAAGGTAACAGGGTAACAGTAGTAACACTTAAAATATTACACATATACCAAAGAGAAGAACACTTATACATGACGAAACACATGTGCGCATATAAATGTCAAAAACTACTGTTACCACTGTTACCCTGTTACCTGGATGATATTACAGGGGAAAAAGGTAACACTTGGTAACAGTAGTAACACTTGTTGGTGTTACTTTTGCTCTAATTAGAGTAACGGGGTAACACTTCAAAACATCGGCGGCATTCCTATTGAACATTTGGCTGGATTTTGTTATGATTATTACGAAAGGTAAGAGTCTTTAAAAACACCGTGAAATCAACGAATTTTAAGCTTTTCTAATGTTACACCTAGATACTCCGATAGGTTGTTTAAGGGCAATTCTGCCTACCTTGGGGGTAATATGAAACTTAAGTATAATTCAGCTCAATTAATATTAGCTGGGTGTTTATGTGCTGCGCATTTCGTAACTGTATCATGTGGCTCAATTGAAACATCAAATGCAACAGCCGCAAGTGGTAATGAACCGACAGCTTTAAGGGTAGCCGAAACTTACGAGCTGCCTGAATGCAATGGTGGCGGAGAACTGTATTACGTTTACAATGAAAAATCCTTCTATGTTTGTGCTCCTAATGGCTGGGAAACTATTGATTTGAAAGGGGAGGACGGTGCAGATGGTGCAGATGCTCCGGTAGATAACTTAGTGCTTAACAAAGGTTTTTACTGTCCAATGGGTGACAAAAACCTAGATCAAAACCCTAGCAATTACTCAAGCTATGGTATGGGTTCGCAGGTAGTCCAATTTTCCGACGGTAGCTATTCATTAACCTGTGGGTCAAATACAGGTAGTTATGCCGATTTGGTCGTCCATAGCAATGTAAGTTTTTATTTTCCTAACTCGGTCGCTATTTCTGAAGGTTACCTTCTTTGTATTACGTGGGGAGTTTCGACTAAATACTATATAGATTCAAACACCGTGGAATATTTTAATAATGGCAATGACAGTTTAACAGAAACTTTAAATTGCAAACAAATCAATTAAATCTCCCAAGGGTTTAAAATAAAAAGGGTTAGGGGTAAATACCCCTGACCCACCTGCACTTCCATTTGATGAAAGTTAATTCTACTTGGAAACCATACTAAAATCAAGTATAATACTAAGAATATTGTTTTCAAAAACAGGGACAGAAAATGGATTGGAAGCTTGAATTAATGAAATTTCTAGAAAGTCTATGTTACGCGGAAAGCGCAATCAAAGATTTTTGGAGTGGTGACAAACAATCGGAAATTTTATCTGAGTATAGGTCGTTTTTGAAAGAACTTGAAAATCATAATGATGAACTTGATAAAACTGATGATTCGTTATTGTATGACGATCGTATCTAAGTAGTGGGATACCCCATCAGCGTTGAATCGATTATTGGAGCGTTTAAGTGATAAAAGCCGGTAAATGGAATTGGTATAGCTTGAATGAAAATAACACCATCCAGATTAGTTAATTTTATTCTATAAAATACCATGAAATTTTTTAGGTGCCTAATTGTCGATATTTTATGAAGTTCTTCACACACTACGTTTTGATGCAGTCCTTCATTTGAATAAACTAACCATTTTCCGTCTGACGAAAAATACAGGCGAATTGTTAATTCTCTAATGCAATTGTGAAAATCTCGACCTACTTCCAACTGTAAATGAGTCATTTCTTCTACAGGTTCTAGTTTAGATTCGAAATGTTCGAAAGGGGCATGTTTAGGCCAAGAGTCATCAGTTGCGTATAAAGTTCCAGAAAGTAACAAAATAGCTATAAGTCGCATAAAATCCCCTAAAAAAATACATTTATCTTACCACACTAAAGTATTTAAGCCAACCCTCCGAATAGATAATTATAGGCAGTAGTGACCACACCGTCTATACCTTGGGGGTTTTAAAAATGCTTACATTATTTAGCTCAACTAAATTATTAATTACATTTTATCAATTCATAATTGCTGTTTCAGTAGCCATCGTGTGGCTTTTTGGAGGTGCCGCATGATGATGATAGGAAGTATTTTTATTATTGGCTTAATGGCATTAACCATTTTATATTGGGAGAATCCAAAGTGAAGAGCGTTAATTGGGAAGTATTAATAATAAATATTATTTTTTCACGATTTTGTGTTCGATTATTTCTTTTTTGTTTGGTGGCCTACAAAATATTCCTCTCTCGAATTGTTTAGCTGGTATCCATTCAATAAACATTGTCTTGTCAATGTCCGTGTATGTTTTCCAATAACCTTTTTTTATCGGCGCTTTTATTTGAATTTTCATATATTCCCTATACATTAATTGCTAACAAAACGCTTTACAACTTAGAGCCGTGACGCTATAACTTTTTTGGGTAATCGGTAGCAAAATAGTTACTGTAATTTTGAAAAACTACATCCGCTATCGTGCATCAGGCACCGATTGCCCACCGATCGTCTGAAAACCTCCGCTTAGTACGCATTCTGAGTGGGGGTTTTTGCTTTTTAATTTTACAATATCTGATACGATCCGCTAATGGATATTGATTTTACAGCCGTGATTGATTCGCGCGAACAAAACCCACTAGATTTGAAATTAAAAGATGATAAACCTGTTAAAACCGAGGTTGGCACGCTGTACACGGGTGATTATTCAATCCGAGGGTTAGAGAACCATGTCGCAATTGAACGAAAAAGCTTATCTGATTTAATGGGCTGTATTGGGGGTAGTCGTGAAAGATTTGAAAAGGAAATTATACGTCTTAAAGCGTATCCGGTGCGCGCGTTGGTTGTTGAAAGTACATGGGCTGATATTGAAGCGGGCGCGTACCGCTCCAAAGTTCATCCATCCGCTGCTATTGGCTCTCTTTTGGGTTGGGTTGGCCAGTCAATACCTGTCTTAATGACAGGCGATCACAAAAAAGCTGGTGTTTTTGTAGCCAGAATTTTATACATTACAGCTAAGCGTCGCTACCACGAGCTAAAACAGTTAAAGGGTTAATTGTGAATGATTTAAGTTTATTCTTGTCGGGAGCCTCGGCAGGTGGTCTTTTTATAATGTCTGGAAGTTTTTTAGCGGTTTGGAAATTTGTGCTTGAACAAGAAAAAAGCATAAAAACCGAGGTTGCTAGGGCATTAAAAATTTTGCGTGAAACAAATGAATCATTCGAAAAAACTACACGCGAGGCTTCTATAGCTAACCAATCCCACGCCGACAAACTTATTAGAATGCAGTCACAGCTAACAAAAGTTGAGGAGCGGCTATCTTTTATGGGTGGTATGAAGCGATGAATGAAGAGGAAATTATAGCCAGATCTCTAATGATCGAAAATATAAACTTGATTTTCAAAACATTAATAAACACAATTGAAACATTAAAACCTGTCGATGAACGTTCTCATTTAATTGCTAAAGTAAATCTTGACCAGGCTTTAAGCGCTTTTAGACGTGCATATTTAAAGCAGGAAGAGGAAGAAAAAAACGAATGAAGCTACAGACAGTGCTTATTGGAAAAATATCACTTGATCCTGCTAATGTTAGAACTCACGATGAAAAAAACATTAATGCAATTGTTGCTAGTTTAAAGAGGTTTGGACAGCAAAAACCTATCGTGTTGGATAGTAACAATATAGTACGCGCTGGGAATGGCACGCTTGAAGCTGCAAAACGACTTGGTTGGAAAACAATAAAGGCGGTGAAATCAGAGTTACAAAAAGAGGAATTAATAGCTTATGCAATAGCTGACAACCGAACCGCGGAGCTTGCCGATTGGGATGATGAAGCATTGACGCAGCAGCTTTTAATCTTGGATGATGAGCTTAGAGATATAGCCTATCTTGATTTTGAAATGCCTGCCGATAACATAGAGCCAAATGAAAAAGACGACGAGGTTCCTGACACAGCGGGAAACGAGTTTAATGTCGAACTTGGTGATGTGTGGCAATTAGGCAAACATCGTTTGATGTGTGGAGATTCTACAGATAAGCAATCAGTTGAAAAGCTAATGGATGGTGAGAAAGCCGATATGGTTTTTACAGATCCACCTTATGGCTATTCCTACAAGTCGAACCATCAAACAAAACACGAGATGTTAAAAAATGATGATAAAATCCTCAATTTTATCCCTTTGATGTTCGATGTAATGGAAGATAACTCATGTGCTTATGTATGCGGCTCCCATCAAAATATTGACGCATGGAAAAAGTTGTTTTCGAAATATTTAAAATACAAAAATATGATTGTTTGGATGAAGAATAACTGGTCTATGGGTGATTTAAAGGGAGCTTATGCTGGTCGGCATGAATTAATACTATTTGGCCATAAAGGTGTAGTTGAACTGCAGGGTAAACGTGATAGCGATGTTTGGCAGTTTGATCGAGAACCTCCAAAGGATCATCCAACTCAAAAGCCTGTAGATTTAATTTCATATGCAATAAGTAAAGTTTTATGTAACAGAGTCTTAGACATGTTTCTGGGTTCGGGATCGACCCTTATAGCCTGCGAAAAAACAAATAGAAAATGCTACGGGATGGAATTAGACCCTAACTATTGTAGTGTTATAATTAAAAGGTGGCAGGATTTTACAGGGCAGTTAGCTCAAAAAATAGGTGCCTAAATGGAAATTAAAAAAACCGGCTTAAGGCTACGAGCCAAAGAGCAGATACAAAAATTCCATAGAGTAAGCTCATTTAAGCCTGAATATTGCGATCTACTGGTTGAGCATATGTCGAAAGGCTTAAGCTTTAATGCCTTTGCAGGAGTTATAAAAGTAAGCCAAGCCGTCTTATACAAATGGTCCAAAAAATATCCCGAATTCCAAGATGCCCGTAATCGAGGCGACGCAGCCGCTTTGCTTCATTGGGAGAAAGTGGGACGCGCTGGAATGATGGGAAAAGTTCCTAATTTCAATGCTGCAGTTTACATTTTCAGCATGAAAAATAAGTTTGATTGGACTGATAAAGTCGATCACCGGGCAATTATAGAGCAAACAGATGAGCAGATTAAAGATCACGAGCTATTAAAGGCATGCCCACGGGATGAACTTTACAAGTTAATCACTCCAAAAAAAGAAGAGAAAGACGTTATTGATGTATGAGTGGAAATATCGATATAAAAACAGTTCTTAATTTTCTTTGGCATGAAGGGGATCTGAAGTATAAGCTTGACCCTTTGCAGCTCCATATCCTAAATACAATTTTAAACAAAATGGATATTGCTAAGAAAATATGCGTGCTTTCGTCGAGGCAAATAGGCAAGAGCTACGGCGTCGTGGTCTTAGCGCTTGTTTGTATGATTAAATACCCTGGTCTTATCTGCAGGATAATTGCCCCAACAAAACAAGGTTGCAATGAAATAGTTGAAGACAATTTAAATGTCATTATTTCCGACTCCCCGACTGGATTTATTACAGCATTCCCTTCAAAACATCGGTGGAATTTGTTTAATGGTTCGAGCTTAAGAATCGGCGCACTTGAAAAACAATACGTGAATAAAAACAGGGGAGGGAACGCTGGCTTAATCATTTATGAAGAATGTGGTTTTGTTTCCGCTGACGATTTCCGTTACGGGGTAAACTCTGTTTTGTCCCCACAACTAATGCGTTCAAAAGGCCATGAGGTTTTTATCACTTCCCCGAGTGAAGAGCCGGATCATCCAGTCCACACTGAAATAGCTCCCATATGCGATTTGCTTGGCACGTTGTTTAATTACATGGTTTTTCAAAGTCCGACAATTTCAGTCGACGCAATTGTGGAAGCTGCCGAACGTTCAGGCACTCTTTTTAGTAAAGAGCAAGTTAGAGATATTGTCGCTATAGGTAAAAACAAAGGTAATCAATTTAATCACAATGATGTTCATGATTATTGCCGAAATGCTGGGGTCGTTCTTTCGGATCATTTTCGTCGTGAATTAATGGCAGAGGTTATCAGGCCGACAAGTTTGATGGTTATTCCGCACTGGTATCCACAAAAAGCTATATTAAAATTTGAGCCGTCCATCCCTGGAAACTGGCAAGTTTGCGTGGATTGGGGCGGTGTTCGTGATAAAACAGTTGCATACATTATGGGTTATATTTTCCCTACGGATGAAGATGTTGTTATTGATGAACGAGTTTTTGAGCCGAATACAACAACTGAGATGATTGTTAACGAGCTTAAAGAAATGGAAAAGGTATATCAAGATTCTATAAAAATTGCGATTCGGTGGGTTGATTTGCCAACTCAAACTAGAATTGATTTAAATAATACCTATAAATACCCTGTAGCCAGTCCGAATAAAATGAATTGGTTAGGCGCTGTAAATTATATGGCAACTAGATTCTCTTTAAACAAAGTAAGAATTCATCCGCGATGCAAATTTTTAATAACTTCGGTAAAAAATGGAATGTTCAACAATACGAGGACAGATTTTGCGAGGTCGGTGGCGCTCGGCCATATGGATGGCTTAGCTGCGTTTATGTACGGCTGTAAAATGCAAGATAAAACGAATCCTATTGGGTTCCAAGCTAAAGACCGCGACACTACCCAAGTACGGTATTCAAATGAAAAATTAACTAGTTCCGGGGTAGGGACTAAAAGATTTGGAAAGTATCGTTAATATGGCAAAAGTTACTATATCTAGAATTTTTGAGGTTTCTAAATATTTAAGCACTGAAGCCGGTCAAGATTTAAGGGAAGCTTTGGTATATTTGTCAGAGTTTGCCGAGGTGACAGTTAGAAATCTACGTAAAGGTTTGAACTATACAGACAATTTCGATGTTATCGAAAAAACGGTTAGGTTAAGGGAAAATCGCGAGACAGTAATCTTAGTTAATGACTCGCGACGAGTTAAAGAGATTCAAATTAGGCGGATCGTAGATGAAGAGTATTATCTATTATCGTCTTTTGGTTGGAAATACAACCAAGGTGGTGAGGTGGTTGTTAAGGCAAGATTTGATGGCACACCTGCAAATGATAGAGATGTAACGGTTGTTGTTTTGGTGCATTTTGGGTAATATTATTGTTATAAATCCTTGACATGTTTTTTTTATAACGTTGAGGTGTTTTTTTGGAAGATCAAGTACAGCCTACCCACTCCACGGATGGCGATGAAATAGTAAAGCCTACCCATTCCACGGATGGCGAAAATAAAGAAAATTTAGAGAAGTCTGAAGAAACCGAACCGAAAAAATATACGGTTAAGATCTCAGGCGAGGAGCGGGAAGTTTCCGAAGAGGATTTGATTAGGGACTACCAAATCAAAGAAGAATCTTTTAAGCGGATGAAAGAGGCGACTACATTATTAAATGAAGTCAAACCATGGATTAAGAAGCTTAAAAGTGGTGACTTTAGCGTATTAAACGAAATAGGTGTTTCGAGGGAGCAACTTAGGGATTTTTCAGAAAAGGAATTGCTTGCTTATATAAAAGAGCAAGAGATGTCACCTGAGGAAAGGGAGGCAGCTAGTCTTAAAAAAGAGCGTGATAAATACAAAAATCAAATTGAGCAGCAAGAAAAACAGACAGAGGCGCAAAAGAAGCAACATTTAGCAGCCAAGGCGGCTCAAGATATTGAATCAGAATTTATTACATTTTTTGAAGAGAATAAAATTCCTATGAAGGGTGCCCAGCGCGCTATGCGTCAATGTGCTGACATTATGGTCAATGCACTAGAGCATGGTAATGACAAGATTACCGTCAAAGACGCATATAAATTTGTCAAAGGTAATAATCAAAAAGACCTTAGCGAGTTTATGGAACGTGAGTTTACTACTGACGCTGAATCGTTTATTAAGAGCCTACCTAAAAATGTTTTAGATGGCATACGTGATTATGAAGTTAAAAAGGTTAGAAGTAGTTCTCCGATGAGTTCTGACGGAGCTTCGAATTTTGGAAAGAAAAAAGGTAAATCTTCTGCATTTAGAAGTCTTATGCAGAATGAAATGAACAAACACATTTAAGGGGCTGGTATGTCACTTTCAACATTTTTATACACTTCCTCTCGTGGAAAACAAATCCAAGTGGACACTTGGAGTTATACAATCACTCAAGCAGTGACTGTTAGCGCTAATCCGATTGATGATGCTAGTTCATTGGTTACGTTCGCAGCGTTAACACAAGCTAGTATTGACGCGTTTTTAGGCACCTCAAGCGAATTTACAGCGGCGCAATTTGACGCTACGTCCATGGGCGCTGATGCCATGGGTGTGCTTATTGACTTGAAAGGCCAAGCCGATTCATTGGAGAGCATGGTGGTTAAGTGCTACTCGGGTACAGCTGGTGCAACTTTGGTGGAACGATCGGTTGATTCGATTGCTACATTGCAAGATTCCACTTTAGCAACTGAATGCGCTTTAGGTGCTAACGGTAATTTAGGTTTAAAAATCGACTGGGGAAATACTCCTGACTTTGACGCACTTACGAGCGGTCGAATTGATGTTACATTAAGATGGCGTGCTAAGTAATTGAGTGGTTTTTTTGTTTAATTAAATTTTACAGGAGGCCACTATGGGCCAGGTTTCAACAGCTTCAACAATAGAACTTTTTAAAGAATGTTATGGTGATAACATTGACTTAATCCCTGATGATAACCACATTGGGAAACTATTACCTTTTAGCGAGAAGGGTAGAGTCGGTGACTCGTTTATTGAATCAGTAGTGTTAACAAATGAAACAGGGATTACCCTTTCAGATACTACTGATGCATTTACAATTGCCCCAGCTCGGGCAGGTGTGACTAGAAAAGCATCGGTTACTCCCTATATAGCTGTACTTCCTTCGATTCTACCTTATGGTGTTATTAGTCGCTCAATGAACGACAAAACGTCGTTTTTCAGAGCAACCAAATTCATCGTAAAAAATAACCTAAAATCACATTTTAAATTCCTTGAAATACTCAGGTTATACGGTCGTTCTAGCAAGTTACTGGGATATGTCAGCTATGCCACTGCTACGTATCGAGATGCTTCATTTACCGATGGCACTGGAACGTTGACTAAAAAAGATGGTTCAACTATCACATTTACCAACGGTATAAACGTAACTGATAAGGCGTTGCTGTTTGCCCCAGGTGATTTCTCGGGACTTTGGCTAGGAATGGAAGGTGTAAAAGTAAATCAAGTTGATAGTACTGGTACTATTGTAGCATCGGGTAGCTTGGCTACTGTTAATGCTCCATTGGGTTATATTACTGTAGATTTTGTACCAGTAGCAGCGACTTCAACTACATCACACAGATTATGCTTTGATGGCATGGAAGCTGCTAAAGACGCAGTCGGTATCCATAACATTTTGAGCAACACCGGGACTTTATTTGGAATCAATGCTAATAACTATTCCCTATGGGAAGGGACTGTCGTTAATGTAAACAGTGCTAAATTGTCTTTACAGATAATCCAGGACGGTATTGCTCAGATGGTTCTCCAGGGTGGGGATGATTCAGATTTAGATCTGTATGTTAACCCTCGTTCATGGGCTACACTTGCTGATGAGCAAACCAACTTAGTTAGACATGATTCAAAATATAAAACTTCTGAATTTGTGAATGGTGCCGAGGGCATTAAGTTCTATTCACAAAATGGTTCTTTGACTGTACATAGTCACAGAATGGTGATGGAAGGTGACGCGTTTTGTTTAAATAAAAATTGTTGGCTTCGGTCAGGTTCAGCAGAGGCTGCTTTCAAAATTCCAGGTATGGAAGGCGCGCAAGATTTAATCATTGATTTAACAAACCAGGCCGGATATCAATTCCGATCCTATTCTGATCAGTATTTATTTTGCCACCGTCCAGCAGATAATATTTATTTCAAAAACATAAATGATGATGCCTCTAGCTAAGCCACGCATCTAAGGAGGGGTCACACCTTCCTTTTTTTTGTTTTAACCTAATCTTTGAGGGTTCCTATGACAGTCACAAAGACCTGGCCGGGTGGAAACACAAATGTAACTCCGACTAGCTACAACATTCCCGAGGCTGGGGAGCTTAACTGGGCTGCCCTCACTGATTTTTTGTCTACGCTAGCCGATGGGGCGCAAGCTACTACTTTTCAGAAATTCGCAATTCGTCAAGCTATAACTTCTCCTGTAACCGTTTCGACAAACGATTGTATTGTATCAATAAAACTTGCTGCACCAGCAGCGGTCGCTGTTTCACTACCCGCCGGAGTTACAAAACAGGTTTTTGTTATCTCTGACGAATCAGGTGATGCAAACAGCAACAACATAACCATCACACCTGATGGTTCGGATACAATAGAAGGCGCTGGCAGTTTGGTTTTAAATTCCATTCACGAGTCGGTCATGCTGGTTTTCGAATCAGCGTCGACTGATTGGAAGGTGGTGCAAAATGCTAAACCTAATCCAAATGGCACCGACATCGGTGGTTTTACCATTGATCGTGCAGTTGTTAGTGACGGCAGTGGTGATTTATCAAGTAGTTCGACGACCTCGACAGAAATAGGGTATGTCGGAGGTGTTACATCTGCTATTCAAACGCAGATAGATAATAAACAACCCTTAGACAGTGATTTGACGGCACTTGCAGCGCTCGCCACTAATGGAATTTTATCAAGAACTGGATCGGCTACTTACGCTACAAGAACCGATACATCACCTAATAATTTGTTGACGATAACAAATGGTGACGGAGTTAGTGGAAACCCAACGTTCACTGTGAATGAAGGCAATTTTAACTTTTCAAATATTAGCGGCTCGATTAATTTAACTAGCCAAGTAACCGGCACGCTTCCACTAGGGAGCGGTGGTACTGGGCAAACTACAGCGATAGCTGCATTTGATGGTTTGGCTCCGACAACAGCGAAAGGTGATTTAGTAGTTTTTGACGGAACCAACAATGTAGCAATCCCCGCAGGTACTGACGGCCAAGTGCTTACAGCTGACAGCGGGGAAGTAAGCGGACTAAATTATACCTCCCCTTTAACGAATCCAATGGCAGCACAAGGAGACATTATTGTAGGTGGTGCCTCGGGCGCGGCAACTAAATTAGATGCGGGAACAGCTAAATATTTACTACAAGCGAACGGTGCAGCTTCACCTTCTTGGGTGGATGATTTAGAAATTGCGACGATTACTCTGAGTGGCAATCTAACAATTGATACCGATGTTTTTAAAGTTGACACGACTAACAATTGG